TACTAAAGCTTGGCAGATAATGGACTTTATAGATAAGAACACTGCTTGGGCAAAGCGAAGATTAACTTCTACTCGTATGGAACGAGTGTCTGGTTTTAAGATAAAAGACGAGTTTGGTAAAGAGACTGAACAAGGTTATCTATCCAGCATTACAGGCATTACATTGAAGAATGACCCAGAACGTCTTCGTGGTACTCGTGGTAAGCTTGTACTATTTGAGGAAGGTGGTAAATTCCCAAACTTGGAAACAGCGTGGCGTATTGAGTAGCCTGCTGTAGAAACAGACGACGGTGTGGCATTTGGCCTACTTATAGCTTTTGGTACAGGTGGTACGGAAGGTGGTTCATTCGATGGACTTAAAAACTTATTCTACAACCCAAAAGCATTTAATGTACTAAGCTTCCCTAATATATGGGACGACGGCCAGGAGTAGACAGAATGTGGGTTCTTTGTTCCGTCTTGGAGTAACATGGGCGAAGAGTTCATGGACAAAGATGGAAACACATACAAAGAAAAAGCGATAGAAGAACTTATAAAACAGCGCAATATAATCAAAGATGGAGGCGCTACGTAGACTTCTATTGATAGATTTATATCAGAAAGACCTTTAAAGCCACAAGAAGCCGTACTTGAATTAGGTAAAAACATATTCCCTAGAAAACTACTAATGGATCAGCTTACTAGAATAAGAACCAATAAGAAATTGTAGAGCATGAAACATATAGTAGATCTTACTTGGGATGGTAACGGTAGAGTAAAAGCTACAGAAAAAAAGAGTGGAGATATTACAACATATCATTTAAAGAAAGATGATAAACCAGATGGTAGTGTTGTGATATGGGAATACCCAATAGAAGACCCTCCGTTTGGCCTATATATAGGTGGATGTGACCCCTACGACCACGATGAGAGCTTTACTAATTCATTGGGGTCTACGTTCATATTTAAACGTGTAAAAGCTGGAGAAGCTTGGAACGATGTTATAGTTGCAGAGTACTCAGGCAGACCCGCTACAGCAGAAGAGTATTATGAAAACGTGCGTAAGCTCTTAATGTTCTATAATGCCAGGCTGTTATTTGAGAATGAACGTAAAGGTATATATCCATACTTTACAAACAAACATTGCGATTATTTGCTTGCGGATCAACCAGATAAAATAATTACGGAAGTCTTTAAAGACAGTAAAGTGCAACGCCGAAAAGGTTGCCACATGACAAAACAGATTAGGGCATATGGGGAAGGCCTGATACTAGAATGGTTGATGGAAGAATATGAGCCCGGACACCCTAATGTAGAAAGAATATACAGTGAAGCTTTGATCGAAGAACTTATAGAAAACGATGGTGTAAAAAACGTAGACCGTCTAATAGCGTTGTGTATGGTTATGATATACAGAGAAGAACTATACTAGATCAAAGTGTCAGCTGCAAAAGAACAAAATAAATAGGTTGAGCTCTTCGAGTTGCCTTTGTTCAGTACTCAATACTGGAATGCTGAAGAACAGACAGTAGAAGACAACATTCCTTTATTTACATTTTAAACATGGATAATTTATATAATTCTAATTTCCCCCAACAGAAGCTGCCGTTGTCTAAAAAGAAAGAAAAATGGCAACATGACTGTGTAGACTATATAATAGGTGAGGGTAATATTGTTTCAGGGGGACAACATAAAACCCACTATAAAGAGCTTCAGACCTATTACGACTTATACAATAGTATATTTGATGAAGCTGATTTTAAAAAGATAACAAACCCGTTTAAAGTAGAAGACGGGTTCCCGGCAACACCGCACGACTTTAATATAATTAGGCCTAAGATAGATCTTCTAATAGGTGAAGAAACTAAACGCCCATTAAACTTTAGAGTCGTAAGAACATCTCAAGAAGCTGTTTCAGATCTACAAGAGAAGCAAAAATAGATGCTTATAGATTATATGATGGCAGCTATGATGGGGCAGCTTAGCCCTGAAGAATAGCAGCAGTATCAGCAGCAGCTTCAATCTGGCGAAGTAATGCCACCAGAAGCCATCGCTAAGTATATGGATAAAGAATATAAAGATGTTGTAGAAAACACAGCGTATCATACGCTGACATATCTTAGAGAGAAGCTTGGTATAGATAATGAATTCATCAAAGGTTGGAAAGATGGACTTATAGGAGGATATGAAGTATACTATGTTGGGGTGCTTAACGCGGAACCGTATATGGAACGTGTAAACCCAATGTACTTCGCATTCGATAAGAGTCCTGACTTGGAATTCATAGAGGATGGTGCATGGTGTTGTAGGAAGATGAGGATGCCTATTACTGAGGTGTACGACAGATACTATGACAAGATGAGCGAAAAAGATCTCTCAAAACTTGAAGAAATGGTATCTGCTGTACCTGGGCATAATCTAGGAGAGAAAGATCCTGTAGATAATTTTGGTGGTATACGTTGGCACTATTACGACAATCCGCTGTTTGATGCTAGCGGTAAAGGGTGTATAAATGTATGGCACACCTGCTGGAAGTCGTTTAAAAAGATATATTACGTCACTACACTTGATGAGATGGGACAGCCGTAGATAGATATGGTCGATGAAACATATCAACCGGTTGGTACAGAAATATCTGTAGAACCGGATTGGATTGTAGAAGTGTGGGAAGGATATAGAGCGGGTGATGATCTATATTTTGGTATACAACCGATTGAATATCAACATGTGAGTATAGACAACCCAAACTCTCAAAAACTTCCTTATTGCGGTGCTGTGTATAGTGCTACCAATAGTAAACCCAGATCTCTTGTAAGCATTCTTAAGCCTCTACAATATATGTATATAGTACTGTGGTACAGGCTTGAGTTAGCTATAGCTAGAGACAAAGGTAAGATTATAACAGTAGATATTACATAGATACCTAAGTCTATGGGTATTACTCCAGAACGTTGGTTACATTACTTATCTTCAGTAGGTGTTAATTTCATTAATCCGTACGAAGAAGGAATGGTGCAAGGCCGTGAAGGTGGTAGAGCTGCTGCATATAATCAATTCGGCCAAGCAGACCTTACTATGGGTCAAGTTATTGCTGAGTATATTCAGTTGATGGATAAGATTGAACAGCTTGCCGGTGTTATATCTGGTATTACAGAACAGCGTCAAGGTGAAGTATCTGCTTCGGAGCTCGTTGGTAATGTAGAACGTTCTGTTGTACAATCTTCACACATCACAGAGCCTTTATTCTGGGTACACAATCAGGTTAAACGGCATGTACTTAACATGCTGTTAAATACAGCTAAAGGCGCTTGGGAAGATACTGGTAAGCAGAAGTTGTCATACATCTTTGATAATGGTGAGCGTGCATTCCTTGATATTACTCCTAAGTTCTATTATGAAGACATGGATGTGTTCGTAAGCGATACTTCTAAAGATCTCGAGAATATACAAAAACTTCAACAGCTTATTCAACCTGCCATGCAAAATGGTGCATCTCTGCTTGAAGCTGCAGAAATACTTACTAACGACAACTTTAACATACTTAAGCAAAAACTTAAGGATATGCAGACACGTCAAGAGCAATTGCAACAGCAACAACAGCAAGCTGAACAAGAACAAGCTCAGATGCTTCAACAGATGCAGAATGAGGCTAAAGAACAAGAACTTATGCTTCAGGAAGCCCAGATGGATCTGCAACGTTATCAGATTGATCAAGACAATGCTACTAAGATAGCTGTCGCTGAGATTAGCGCATATCGTGGTACTGAGGAAAAGGATGCTGACATGAACGGTATACCCGACCCGGTCGAGATAGCTAAGAACGCGTTAGACCAACAGAAGATTGATCAAGATGCTTATACAAAGCGCTATGAGCAGCGTCAGAAGAGAGAGATAGAAGACCAAAAGATTAAACTTGCAAGAGAGCAAATGGATCACGAGATGCAGTTATAGAAGTAGAAAGATGAAGCTGCATTGGAACGTGAGAAGGTAAAAGGCAGATATGCTCTCCGCAATAAAACGAGTGGCGAAAAATGACTTATGTAGAAGAACAAGAGTTGCTTCAGTTGACTCGTGAAAATAATAAACTTCTTAATGAAATATTGAAGCATATTCGTAGAGACGATCTTGGCGATTTCTTTACGAATATTGCTGCCAATATAATCGGAAATAGACTGGATGGAGGACTACAGTATGCGAAATACAGATGATTTTAAAGAACGTTTCAAACGTTGGAAGAACGG